TAAAAATGTTTTATAATCTATAAATATACGTTTGTAATATCATACTTTAATATTGAAAATAAAATGTTTTAATCATACTGAAAATCAGCCTATTGACATGGGCTTATTTTTGCTTTATCATTGCCTTACTAATCAATTTTTTAGAGGCTATGAGTACGCTAACAGTAGAGAAGTTTATAGAACTTTCGAACCTGTCAAATATAACCAAAGATGATATTACCGGCAGGTCACGCAATGAAGAAATTGCGATTGCTCGCGAAGTATATTGGTATTGTCTGAACCTTCAGGGATTAGGACATCGTAGGATATCGCGGATAGATGGACGCAGGAAACAAACTATTTCAAGTGGTATCAAAACAGTTAAGAATCTTATAGAAACAAATCACCCTTTAGTCGAAGCACATAAAGATGTTATAGAAATTTTCGCATCAACCGCAAACTAACTTATTTGGGCTATGTATTTTAGATGCTAAAAATAATATTATGCCAAGAGTTCAAACGCCAATTACAGGTATTACTACAACATCAGCATACGAAGAAGGAAGCTGTTATTCGTTGGTTAACCTTCGCCCAAAGAACGGAGCCTTACACCCGGTATCACCGCGTAAAATAGTTCAGGAATTATCACAGAAATATGATATAGTATTCGTACATCAAAACAATGACTATAAAAATTGGATTGGAGTAATTAATTCAGAAAACACATCATCTGTTTATTGGAATATACTAAATGAAGATCCGACTCTAATACAAGATGAAATAACAGGCAAAGTGCACGGTATTGAGCAAATAGGAAATACTCTATCATTAATTACTTCCGATAATATATACTACCTGTTTTATCAAAATAACAATTATAGATTTTTAGGTGAATTGCCGGATCTTCCCATTATTAATCTGCACTCAACACAGATAGCCCCTAGTATAGAATTAACTTTCAACAAAGAATACGGATCAGGAACAATTAAGCCTGATGGTTTTATTGAAGCTACAAAAGGATTGGTTAATAAAGCTATCGATTTATTTGTAAATGGGGGTACAGATAGCGATGGCAATCAGGTAGAAGGAAAAGGATTGCATTTCTTCGATGCCTTCTATATACGTTATGCCTTTCGTTTGTTCGATGGTACATTAACAAAACATTCTCCTCCTATACTAGTTATGCCTTCGTGGAATATTTTATCTCTTAAAAACATATATTATCAGTTTTCGGGAGGTAGCCTAAATAGTGGAGGTATAATTGTTTACGGATATAAAGTTTATATGGCTTACGATTTATCTTTATTTGATAATTGGAAAGATATAATACAATCTGTCGATATATTTATATCACAGCCTTTAGGGGTGTCAAGTATCGAAAATATTAGAAAAGATATGCCGACATCAAATTCAACAACAACACTTCAGTTTCCACTTATTAAGGAAATTACATCAGATGCACTCAAAAATGTAGAGAATAATTCTACATTTTATTTCATACGTAGTTTGGAGTTAGGTGCTAAGGCAGAAGGTGAAGAAGATTTTATACCTTCCAAAGACTTGGATATAAGTAAAATTGATAATCTTATATTTCAAGAATTAATGTCCGATGATAATTTCTCCAATCATAAGTATGGAGGAGAAGTGAGTTATACATACAATAACAGGTTACATTTAGCTGATATAAAAACGACTTTTTTCAAAGGATTCAGCATCGGTTATACTCAATGGGGAAATAATTACAACCAAATAATATTAACGCCCAATCCTAACATCGCTGATTTAATAGTTACTGAAGTCGAAATAAACACAGGTATATCAGTAGAAAAGGTATATTCACAATACGATCCAAGCAACGAACATTTTAAATCCTTATATTCGAGTGCATTTTTGTCATATCCCGATCCAAGAGCAAAGCGTATAACAATATACGAAGTAAAAGATAATGTATGGACAAAGGTTTTTACAACGCCGTTGCGACCACATAATTTTCTGAATTTGGCTTATTTTGTAAATGAAGAATTAAAGCCGATAATTAGCAATACTACACCTATAATCTCTGACATTCCTGTTACTACAAATATCATTACCATTTCCGAACCCAATAAAATAAAAGTATCAGACTTAAACAACCCGTTAAGGTTTCCCAATATCAATGTATATCAGGCAGGTAATGGAACTATACTTGCTATGGCGACCAATGCCATGAATGTATCTGATCGCAACTTTGGGCAATACCCTCTTTATGTTTTTACAACACAAGGTATATGGACACTCAATGTAGGTGATGGCGAAACAGTGTATTCCACACAGTCAGCACCTACATATACCGAAGCTCCAACTACTCCTATTGTTTGTTCAGTTCCTTTCGGGGTTGTATTTACAACCAAACGTGGATTAATGATTATAAATGGTCAGTCTGTCACATTCATTTCTCCGCAAATAGAACAAACACCTGCAAAATTGAATATTGAATTAAACAATCATTGTGAAGGGGTTGTGTTTGCTCCCGAACAAAATAAATTTGCAGATATTCTAAAAAATCTTTCACATTTGGCTTATAACCCTTACGAAAATGAATTACTGATAAACACGAAGGACACACTGTTAAACTATGTGTTGAATTTCGATAATAATTTTTTTTACCAGTCAACAGAAAAAATTGATTTAGTCGTTCAAAATTTATTTCCTGAATTACTTATCGTAAAAAATAACCAACTTAAAGATTATGCTTTTACTGAAAACCCTTTTTCTCATGTCTGTTTTATTACACGTCCGTTAAAATATGGAATGCCGGACATTAAGAAGTTTGAGAGAATGATATTAAGGGCATTATTATACAATGTAACTAATCCAGCTCAGGGAAAGTTCTCTCTCTTTATGGTTCATTACTCTATGGATGGTGTAAACTTCAAAGCACTAACAGGATTTCCTATAAATGAAGGAAATAACAAAGATGTGGATACTAATCTAATGTCTCGTTCCAAGTTTTCCGATGCTCTGTTCACTTTAGCAGGAGTTGTGAATGAGCAAACCGAAATATATTATTTAGATACGGAATTTGAGAAAGAGTATAATAATACCAAAATGCGGTAACCACAAAGGGGTTTAACCGCCCCTTTCTATCTATTCTGTTATCTTAGAGTATTTTGATATAGTATGAGTACCCGGATATTGACCATTTATATTCTTTATTTTTTCAATTACTAATGTGTTTCCTTCAATACTATATCTGGCTGTTATACCACTCCAAATAATACATCCGTTGTTAATTGTGTAGGATATAGTTTTATTATTTGCTCCTGCAATTGCTATAATTATAGTATTACTTTCTTTTACTTCAATATTAACCTCTTTCATATCAAACATTCCACATCTAGGCACAATGTTTGGCTCTCCGAAGTTTCCAAAATATTCAATTATATTGGCATTTTCGTTATCAATAAATTCTCCTGTTTCCTCATTATATTTTGCCGAATTTGAATATTTCGAATATTCCACCTTCCACTTACCTAATATTTTCTTATCTATTGTATTGTTACCGTTTCCTCCGCCTGATTCTCCGTTATCATCATCACCGCAGGCAAACAAAAATAGGGATAATATTATCACTGGTATAATCTTGTTCATAGTCTCATAATATTAAGTTATCACACCACAAATGTATGAAAATAATTTAGATGTCACTATACTATAAAAAGAAAGAACCTGTCTCCCGACAGGTTCAGCCTAATTGTTGTTAACCTTAAATCTAATACTATGAAAAACACTAATCAAATATCTTTTCGAAATATATTGTAATAATAAATCAGGTCTGCGACCTGTTCATATATTTTTTTGCATACTTTAAATACTTCTCTTTGGCTACCTTCCTTTCTCCTGGAGTAGAAGCATTATTCCGGTTCAAAGGAGTAGAATAAAATATAGAATCTCTAAGCGATAGCATACACGCATTTTTCGGAAGCCATTTCTTACGTTTCAGTTTATTTATTTCGTCCCGGTTTACCGATACAAGTTTGTCGCCGGAAGGAAGCTCTAAAAGCATTACATGAAATTGTTTATTGAATGCTTTTTGTTTCATATCAGCCAGGCGAATAGCAAGGCTCATTTTTATAGCGTGCCGGCGATAAAACAGCCAGTTTAAAAACCATATCCGGAACTCCTTAAAATCTGAAATTATATCTTTGAACATAACCTTTCTTTTTCTACAAATGTACCTTAATAGTACCTACGCATCAGCATTTTACTGCTTGAGGTTTTCTGCCCATTAGAAACTCGATACACCGACAGGCTTTTTAATTTTATGCTTTGGTTCATCCTCTATCACTTTAGGTAAAGGAAGATCCCGACAGATATAACAACCTATCATACGCGTCATAAGAATATCATCATGCTTACCTTCTTTGGCACCGAAAGATTTATTTTTCTTCTGTTCATATACCCTTGCTTCATTCAAGGCTTCTTCGTTACGTTCTATATAACCCTCTTCCCGAAGTTCAGCCACATAGTTTTCAATAACCAAAGGCTTCGTGCTTTTATTTGTGTGCCATCCATACACGGCCGGTTCGCCTTCTTTTATTTTATCTGCAGGAGTTCGGCTATATAAATTTTTATAATGATCAGCTATTGTATCGAATATAAATTCCGAATTATCATATTTCGATTCCGATTCATAAGTATTACTTTCTACTACCAGTAGTGCATTACAGTAATAGGTTGCTATCTGTGTAGCTACCCACAAGGCAATATCTTTATCGATACGTCCACGCCATTCAGCCACTATTTCCGGTTTGCCTTTATACATCATCCAGTAGCGGTCATAAACCACGATAACGCCCCAGTCTGCTTTTTCCGACAATCCTTTCTGTGGATCGAAAACAACTACATAGCGATTCGATACATTGATATCAGTATCCGGAAACTCATATATTTTAAGTTTATCCCTTTCGCGTAATTCTTTTAGTTTTGAATCTCCGGAAGATAATTCTTCTAATGCCTGTTCATCAGCAATAAACTTGATGTCTTGTAGTATTTCTTTTCTTCTCTTCGGTTCCAGTTTAGCAAGATTCGGAGAGCAGGAAGAAGACAAAGTACCGATAGCTGCCGGCAACTTACAATCTTTGCGCATCGCTTCTATATCTTCTGCCCTGAATGCAGGTGTACCCGAATCTTGGAAGGCTTCAATATCATCCGAAGGATATTCCTGTTTCATTTTTGTTTCGCTCGGAAGCTGCGCTCGCATGAATCTCCTCCAGTTGATATTCTCCAATGTGCAACCTTTGTGATTGGTAAATAAATTGATTTCATATTTATTCATTGTCAATATAAAATCTTCTATCGTTCCTTTCTTTAATTTTCCGTTATGCTGAATATAGTTACCGTTAAATGGTTTGCTATACATATCTATCATATACCATTCCACGAAAAGATAATCATACACCGATTCGCCTTTCTTGGCTTTCTCCCATTCAGTATTGAAGTGGTCGCCTATACCGTTGGCTGTACTTTCCCTGACAATCATTGTATAAGGCTCGGCAGGAATGGAAGATATAATAGATGCTTCTAAATTCTCTGGATTATTGTTTTCTGTATTGGGAAAATAGGCTATTTCGGAGAAGTGCGCCATTTTTGCATCCTGCGAACGTACCGAATCAGGTTCTACGGCCGTACCGACTGTAACGAGACAACCACGCTCCGGAATTTCTTTAATATTCTGTGTTCCTTGAAATGGTTTTAAGTGATGTTTGATACCATTAATAGGTATCATACTATCGAGCGAACGGCTTAACATCGCCCGGATATTTTTCGAAGCATCGTGCAAGTGTGCGCATATTACACTGTTCCAGTTTCTTTTATGGATTATCTGTATCCATTTCATGTAAAGCTGCACAAGGGTTGAACCGCCCCATTGTCGCGCTTTCAGTAGTATAAGTCTGATTGGCACACCTGCCAATCTCATTCTTTCCAGGCGGTCTAATAATCTTCGCTGTCCTCTATTTAGTTTAAAAGGAACATCTTTTCCGGTTAGTTTATGTCGGATTGTAATACATGATATGGCAAAATATTCAAAGTCGTATTCATACCGTAATTCGCAAAAGCTAACCCAAAAATCGAAATAAGCATCTTCAGTTAGTTCTTCTTTATTCGCCTTGAATAGTTTCGCAATAGAACCATGCTTTGTAAGAAGCTGACAAACTTCTTCTTTCATCATAGGTTCAGGTATGTACAATAATGGTGAGGGTGCGTCTTTTATCGTTAGACACACCCTTTCACCCTGACACCCTTCTCCTGTTACCGGATCGTATGGTTTATGTATTTCTTTATGTCTTCGGGCGTTCTCTGCAATTATTTGTTTCGCATCAATCAATCCCTTATTTCTATATATTCTACACCCTGAATCTTTGTATTTGGATTTTTAGAAACAATATCAACTCGGCTTTCTTTCTTCGTTAAAGTCCAATGTTGCATCTTTGTTGTTATCTCTGAAAACGACAAACTTATCTCCACGCTGACATAATGCAGGGTATTTACCATTATGATAGTCAATTTTCCATACACCCCGATATTGTCCGGGTTTTAGTATAGCAACGCCTTTTTGATTCGATGGGTTTTTCATATACCTTACACCTGGTACTGTGGTAATAGGAATAATATGTTTTACCTGTTTACCTGATTCATCATTGTAGATAACCATAAATAGATCATCGAAAGTATCACTGTTCGTATTATTAGGTTTATTCGCTCTAATACCTATTAAGTTTAGATTATATTTTCCATTCTCGAAAAAACGATAGCCTTTCTTTTGCATCAAACTTATTATGTCTGAACGTTGAGCCTTTTCTAATAATTTATTATTCATTTTTTAGTTCCTCCCCTTCTTGTTTTTGTTTTTCTACTTGATTCTTTACTATTTCAGCAACACCTTTTATCAGATCATCCCTATTGTCAAGAATAATAGATAACTCTTCAAGGCTTTTATTTAATTTCCGTTTATCCTTATCATGAGCCTTTTCCAGTATCGACCTTCCTTCAATAAAAATCAGAAACGCAGCAGCTATGAATGTTACATAAGGGAGAGGATAAAAAAACGTACCTATGCAATCAAACATAAATGCAAATAGCATAAGTGCATAGTATAATACTGCTTTCGTAACTGTACGTCTCAATCCGTATGAAGTTCGTGCTTCTCCACGTTCTTTCGCTTTTCGGTATCCACTAATCAAATCGAGAGCCATTGAAACAGTAACCATAAACCACATTATAGCAACAATAGCTAATTTTGTTTCAAATGCTTGGTAATCTCCATTTAGTAATGATTGTATAAATAATAGCATATCTTCCTTTATTCTTGTTAAGTTCTCATTCATTTTATTTTAACTTTGCATCATTAGTAAAATCAAATCATTGATTGCCTCTCGGCTTGGTAGATGCGAAAGCCTCGTTCTTTCGTGTCTCAACTCAAAAGGGGGTGCAACCCCTTAGAGAGTCGAGAGGTTTGTTTAAAAGCCGAATATCTTTTTAACTGTCATCCAAACTATATTGGCTATGTTCTTTTGTCCTGCTGTATTAGGATGCACACGATCGGGCATTAATGCACCGTCATAATTACCTACCCAAATAATATTCTTATTTGTCGTTTTAAAACTTCCAATCACATAGTTTGTACCTGTTGGTAACGGGTAATTTTGTTCTTGATACATAATTGCAGTACTCCAATTTACAACACCTAACAAATTATTATTGACATCGAAACAAGCAAAGCGAGTGTCCTGTCCGAAATTAGATGTTAATGTTGTCATATTGCCGACTGCAATATTATCTGATATGGTATAAGCTGCATCAGTTACAATACTTCCATCTGTATCTACTTTTTGCCCTACTGTTGCATTATCAGCATTAAAAAAGTTCTCTGATCCTGTCATCGTAAACTTATTAATACCCGATTCGTAATAAATATCAGCAAAAGGAATATTGTAATAGTTAGCTGCTTGCATGATTGCTTTCACGATAGGTTCGGTAACTTTATTATTAGCCCATCTACCGGGATGATCGTTTTCGGGAGGCAATATGATTAGCTTCTTTGCCAATGGGTAAACCTTAAACCATGCTTCGAGTATTGTGCTGACAGCTCCTATAATTGTCGTTATGTCCTTGTTCCCTGCTTCTCCTAATTGATAGCTGTATCCGACATCGTTAGAACCACCTGCAAGCGTTATCAGATCAACACGTCCTGTTACTTTTGCCAAATACGGAGCAATATTGATATTATTATAAAGTCCACTTAAAACAACACCTTTATCAACTACTGTTACACTTGTAGTTTGATTATCTGCCATATTCATATAGCGTTCCACCATTGAATCAGTACGTGATGCAACCTTTGCTAAAGTCGTTCCACCTACTCCAAAATTACGGATAACATAAGTTCGTGAAGTATCGAGCAATCCAACAAACTTCATCCAATCAGCAACGGTTATGCTATCTCCTAATATATTCCAAACAAAAAACGGATTCTCGACATTCTCTATTGGGTTGAAACTAGGAACT